ATCGGGATATAGTACCAAGGTGTATCCAAGAAGCCTTGTTGTCTTTCGGCATAGTCTATTGATACGTTAAAGTTGTTTAGTGATACGTCTGTAGCAGCTTCAAAGTTTTCTATGACTGTGTTAGCGATACCATCAGCAGTTGCGGGGCCATTACCCTCTGGGCAATATACTGTTACTGAGTATATACCACCATAACGCTGAGAAGGGTTTAAGCCTCTTACAGCAGGTACACGGGTAACAGGGATGTACATAGACTTAATAAAGCTAGTACCAGTTGTGGGGTCGTAGGGTACATTGTCGAAGGCTATTGGAGGTATGCCAGCTATACCAGCTAACTTACTTTCCAAAGCGGCCCTAATGTCTGAATGAATACTAGCCAAACCTGTTTCTTACCCTCGCAAATACTTTATAAGGTGGGCCATGCTTATGTTCTACATCTTTTGCATGTTCAGCCCTGTTTCTTAGTACAAACCCCTTTAAATCCTTTTCACCAAGGTTTTCTATGTCATCATAAAGATTATACTTAGCTGTCTGCCTGTGCATATCTGGGTTGTCAGACTTACCATTGTCTTTTCCACCTCTAGCCTCGGAGGACTTTCTACGGCCACCCCCCTGTCCCGGTTTCTTTATAGAAAAGGACTCAACGTATGCTCCGCTGTAAACAGGTGATATAGCTACGGCATAGTCTGCAACAGCTTTTGCCTTATCTTTAACTCCAGAGTAAACTATGTTTAACACTTTATCTTCAAGAGACCTAAAGGTTGCCTGAGTAGCCGCTGAAAGTTTAGCCATTATTCCCTCACATCACAGATGTAACATAGTGCAACGCCACCAGAGAAGATAGTAACAACAGACAGAATATTAACTGTGTCTCCATTACCTGTTATCTGATCCTCATCGTCTGGTATTACAGCTAGACTAGAAGCGGAAATAAGGCACTTACGAGTACCTCTGCGTATCTCATCAATGTTACCAGCTATACCATTATCATAGTTGTAAAAGTAACCAGTAAAGGAGTAATCAGTAGTCGCTGATCCAGTGATAGTACCATTAGCAGGATTGTAAGTCCCAGAGGTAGTCACCTTCTTAAGTGTAAGGGGTTCACCAAACCTATTAACTAAGTTTAGTAAGTCATATGATCTAAACGACATGTTAACCTACCTTAGTCATACGATGAGTTGTAGTCTTCACCACTATAGCTTGGTGGGTTCTTAAATCTGTCCCTACGGAAAGAAGGCTTAATACGGTCTGTGTTATCCCTGACAGCCTCTACAGCGGTCTTAGAGATACCACCAGCGTAGATACCTATGTTACCACCAGCAGTCTTAGCTTGGTACTCTAGGGTGTCTGCAAGAGACAAGTACTGTTTAGCTAGGTCAGAGTAGTCAGCACTTAAAGCACCATCTAAAGCTGTTGTTACCTGTCTTGAGTACTTAGAGGCGATAGTTCTAGCTGACCAACTAGCAGTGTGATAAATGGAGTTACCATTCTGGCCTAAACCAAAGGTTACTTCCTCATCTTGTAGCTGTTGGTCAGCAGTGTCAGTATCACCTACTAAGAGCCTAACAGAATTAAGACGTTGGGCTGCATCTGCCGTTCCAAGATTTGTTGGGTCATATGTCCACCCCATCGTCTACTCCTGCTTTAGTCTTCTAATATACCGTCTCTTATTTCAAAGAACTTATCTTCGATCCATCTGTTGTTACGAAGGTAGCTTCTTAGTAAGGCACGTTGTTTAGCATCTATTTTAGACTGCTTAACTTTCTTGTCGTTGTATTCTTTAGTGCTGTTAGTGTTAGCTTTTACTTCTGCGTTAAGAAGTCCTATCAGCTTGTCTAGTTGTGGGCCAGTTAGTTCACTTAGCCTATCTCCAACTTTAGCTTGTTTCTCTAATTCTCTATTGTGGTGAATAAAGCCTTGAAGATATAAACTAGCTACAGACTCTGACCCTAAGCCACGATTTAACCAGTTATAGTGTTCTTGAACTTCCCACTGCTTACCGTCTGAGGTAAATGGTCTCTTTACAAAAACAGGCCAATCTATCTGCCAGCCAAGGTATGAAGGGTGGGTGTAATTAAACATGTCGGGGTATCCTATGTTGGGTAAGGTAGGGGACACCTAAGCCCCCCACCAGAGTACAACTTATTGTACGATGTCTTTAAAGAAGTAGCCCAAGTCTGCGCCAACAACTTTCATGTCGTAAGACATTTTAACTTGGATATGTTCAGCGATTTGCTGACGCTTCAGTGCATCATCCGAGAAGGATTCAACAGTGATACCCAAGTTGTTTGCGCCGGGAATGTTGTTCCAAGCGAATGTCATACCAGCAGCAGGGGTCATAAGACCAGCACTTGAAGGTGTGTGACACAACAGAGCATGTTTACCACCGATAAAGGCGTTGGCTTCAGCAGCACCCTCAACAGCAGTGTTATTGACAGCTTCCATGACGAAGAAGTTTTCTACCTCAAAGATTTCAGCCAACTTAGCGTCTGTAATCAACGCGGGGTTAGTTACGGTAGAACCACCATTCAAACGTGCCAGAATATCTGGGTGATTGATGAGTTCGTCCCGTGTTACCTTACCAACAACCATAGTGTTTGGCTTGTAGCCGCCCGACTTGAGTTGCATTGCACGACGAGCATCAGTTACGTCAGTGATAGGTGTTGAGTTGGTGTAATCGTTCCAGTATACAGGAGTACCTGCACCAGAAGCTGCACCAGCGACCTCAGTACCCCAAACTCCAGTGCTGAAGAATGTTGTAGCAAAGTTTTCTTCGCGGTGGATCATCAGGCGCATTGCCAGAGTTTCAGCACCAGCAGAACGGATGTTGAGCACTTCGTCTTCGTTAGCGATGGTTTGCTCATCGAAGTCCATACCAAGTCCGTATACATCAGCGAAGTAGCTGCTGTTAGAAATGGTCATGCCAATACGGTTAACCTCAGTACGTGGCGCAAGTTTCTTTACGTCACCAGTGCGGTTCATGTTGGCACGGTCATAGATGTAGTACTTGTCAGACTGACGAGCAACACCTACTGTTGGGAATACCTTGTCAGCGACAAAGTTGGTTTGTGATTGTGCATACGCCAGTGTCAAGTTAGACAGAGGGGTGTCGATATGCACCTGTGATGGAGTTAATAGTGGCATAATAGTTCTTCCTTATTCTATGCTAACTTAAGCAGCAGCGTTGCCGCCTTGGATGAGTTCGATAGCAATGATTTGGTTAGTAACACCAGCTTCAGTTGCATAACCCATGATAATGTCAGTAGCAGCAGCGTCTACACACAGACCAGCGGCATCAGATGCGACAGCACCACCAGCGGTAACAGTACCACCAGCTTTTACCATTGTCTTACCTTGGACAACTACAGTGGCGGCATTATCTTCAGCGGCACCTACGAGGCATACACCAAAAGCACTTTCACCGTCACCAGCCAGAACAGCTTCAGCAGCGGCATCTAGTTTAACGAATTTAAATTGAGCAGCAGAAAGGTCTGCCCCTGCGATTACAGTACGGGTATCCCGTGATTGCATAACAGCCATGTTTATTCCCCTTTATAGGATTTAGTGATTAGAGCCTTGCCTTCATCGGTCTTAGCTACAGCAGCATAAGCCAAAGCATGTTCGCTCTTTTTCATTTTGTTGGTGTCCATGTAGGACTTTACGAGTGCGTCAAGTTTGTCAGCGGCAGTAGAAAACTCACCGTCAGCATCAGATTTACCCAGTTCAGTCATGCTTTCTTCAAACACCTTATCGGCAGCTTTGAGTGCTTGCATTACTGTTTCTTCAGCTTCAAACTTGCTAACCAATGATTTGGCTACTTCAAGGTCGAAGTGTGGAAGTTCTGCTTCAGCTTTCTTAACCAAGATAGCGTCTGCTTTAGCAACCTCTGCTTCTTCCAGAGCCTTAAGGATAGGCGCAGGAATGTCAGCTTTGTTGATTTGTTCGTCACCGTAAGTCACAAACTCAGGCTCAACCATTTTCTCAATGGCATCTGCTTTAACGATGTAACCAGCTTCTTCTAGGGCTTTGCTAAGGCGGTCAGCCTCTGCTTTAACTAGGTCTAGTTCAGCTTTAATGGTATCTACCTCATCCAATGGACCTTGGAAGTCTTTCTTCATATCCATGTCGTAGGCTTTCATAGCTTCGTCCTCGGACATACCTTTGTCCATGTAAGGCTTTAGCTTTGCTTTCATGTCATCAGACATTTTTTCTACTTCGTTCTCCATAGTTTCTCCCTCGGAGTTGTCCCTTTTATAAAGAGAGACCATTGCTTGTTTGTTAGCTGGACGATCAACCAAGGACAGTTCATCTAACTCAAGTTGTTTAAGTAAATTAGGCATCATAAGATTCCTTGGTTGCACGACCACCTATTGAGAAGGCCGCAAGTTCACCAGATTTGACCTTATCCCAAACGTCATCATCGTAGACTTTAAACGCTACAACCCAACCTTCTCGGTCACTCTGGATGCCAAGGGATTCACCAATCTCTTTAGTGACAGGCATTGAGTGGATAACCGCCCCAATCTGATCCCCTTTGTGCATTTCTTTACCGACACGTACATGTTCCATGAAGTTGTTCACGGCTTTAACAAGTGTCTCTGGTTCGATAATATCTCCTTGGCGATCAATAACAGGTTCGCCTTTTTCGGTAACGACTGATGCCCAACCATAAACGAGACGCTGTTCTTCGTCGGCTTTGAGTATCTGTCCTTCAATGTTTGTTTTTGTAAGTTCTGACACCGAGGCTCCTCCCTCCCACATTCTACAGGACCAGTATCCTGCCGTTGTTTTGTCCTTCTTTGTGTCGCACGAATGTCTTGAACGGAAGTTGGCCCTAGCTTT